CAATTCGTAAATTAGGGCCGTGGCGTCCGAGTTGATCCTTCCGCCGGGAGTCGAGGTCGCGGCCACGCCGGCGCCGGAGGCGTTCCCGCCGGTCACGGGCCGCGGCGTGATCGTCAACGAAACCGACCTTCCCGACATGGTCGTCGAGACGTACGTCGAGGAGCACGCGAGCGTGCTTGGACTGTCGCCGGGAAACAGCTACTCCTACTACGTCGGGCAGGGGTCGCTGCTGGCCCGGCCGAAGTTCCGGCCGCCGACGTCGATCGTGGAGGAGATCCTCCTCGCCCGCAACCTCGCCGAGCGCGACGACGATGTCGGCGAGACGATCGGCGCGATGGTGGCGCTCGCGTTCGGCGAGGGGATGCAGCACGTCCACCCCGACGAGGTCGCGGTCGCGATGTGGGACAAGATCGGCCGCAAGGCGAAGATCATCCTCGCGCTGAAGGAGATGTACCGCGAGTACCTGATCGCCGCGCAGTGCACGACCGCGACGGTGATGAGCCGCGAGACGATCGGCTTCACGCCCCAGGGCGCGGACCGCCAGCGTTCCCGCAGCATCCTGATGCCGCACATCGGCGTGATCCCGTCAGAGCAGATCCGGGTGATCGGCAACGACCTGTTCGGGACCGCGACGCTCGCCTACCGGCCGTTCTCAGGCCGCCAGGAGCAGTGGCTGATGCAGTTCTTCAATCCGCGGACGACGGCGGCGCGCAAGGCCGAGATGCGGCGCGAAGATCCGATCCTGACGACGCTGCTGACCGAGCAGGTGGCGTGGGACGACGTGCGCGAAGGGTCGGTTTCGACCGTGTACGGCGACCCGGGCGACCCAACGATCGGCGCTTACGTGTACACGCTGAACCGCGCCTACGTCAGCCGGGTGTGCATGCCCAAGGGCCAGTGGCCGCACCCCCGCCCGCTGTTGACCCGCAACTTCCCGTTGCTTGAGGCAAAGCGGCTGCTGTCGATCATGGACTACTCGCTGCTCGAGGCCGGCGCGAACTTCCTGGTGGTCGCCAAGAAGGGCTCAGACCAGCGGCCCGCGCTGCCGGAGGAGATCGCCAACCTGCGCGACACGATCCGCCGCGCGACCCGCTCGGGCGTGATGATCGGCGACCATCGCCTGTCGATCGAGGTCATCACCCCCAACCTCGAGGAGCTGCTGAACCCCGCCAAACGGCGGCTGCTTGGCCGCAAGCTCGCGACTGCGATCCTGCGCCTGCCCGACTTCCAGTCTGCCGACGCGGGCTCGGGGCAGTCGGTGCTGACCGACACCGAGATCATCGCTCGCGTCGTCGCGTCTGACCGCGAGGATCTGCGGCTGCACGTCGAGGAGGAGATCTATGACCCGATCGCCGACCGCAACGGCGACAGCCTTGAGGGGCCGCCGACGATCTGGTTCCCGAAGATCATCCTCCAGGGGCTGCAGTACTTCACGCAGCTGATCCTCGGGCTGCGTGACCGCGGCGACATTCCCCGCCGCTACGCCGTCGAGGCCGCCGGCTTCAACTACCAGGCGGCCGTGCAGCAACGCAAAGCGGAGAAGGCCGCCGGCGACGACCGGGTGCTCACGCTCCCGGCCGGCGCGGTCCCGTTCTCCGCCGGCGGCGCTGGTGGCGCTGGCGGCCGTCCGTCCGGCTCGGGGCCCAACAACGGCGCGCCCGGCGCCCGGCCGTCAGACCAGCCCGCGACGGCGCCGAACCGCAACGGCCGTCCGCCCGCGCGCGCCAACGAGGAGGTCCGCGCGATGCTCGACGAGGACTCAGACCGGATCTACCGCGCCGGGGAGCGGACCTACGCGATCCTCGAGAGCTACCACGACACCCAGCACGTCGGCCGGATCACCAGCCATGAGCACGCGGCGTTGGCGCGGATCGAGGAGAACGCGTGCTGCGGCCCTGTCCGCGAAGGGCCGTTTACGGTGCTGCCGGTCAACCCCGGCCACGAGCTGTCAGAGCTGCACGCGATCCGGCTGCAGGAGGGCGCGTCGATGATCGTCGGGCGCACCGACTACGGCGCGGTGCTCGCCCGCGCGCTCGTGTTCCGCGAGCCGCGCTACTCGCCGCTGGAGGCCGAGGAGACGGCGCTGCGGTGGGGCTTTGAGGTCGCGCGCGATGCTGCTGCCGTGGCGTGACGTCGCACTGCGGATCGACGACGAGCGGGAGCCCGTCATCCACACGTCGCTGACGTCACGCGAAGCGAGAACGCTCGCCGCGCTCGCGGACGGCGGCGTGTGCCTGGAGATCGGCTCGGCGTACGGCTACTCGGCGATCGTCATCGGGCAGCGCGCCAAGAGCGTGCTGGCGATCGACCCGCACCGGGCGCTGGCCGGGTCGCTGACGGCGATGAAAGACAACCTCGCCGAAGCGCAGATGGCCGAGAAGGTCGCGATCTGCACGCTGCCGAGCCGGCAGGCGCTGCCGCCGCTGCTCGGACGCGACGTCCGCTACGACCTGGTGTTCGTCGACGGCGACCACCACTACGACGAGGTCGCGTTCGATCTTGAGCACGGCTGGAGGCTGGTCAGGCCGGGCGGCAATCTCGCCGTCCACGACTACGGCGAGGACACCTGCCGCGACGTGCTGGCCGCCGTGGACGACTTTTATGAGTCGACGCGGCCGCCTCGCACGCGGATTGTCGACACCCTCTGGATCGCGACGCGCTCGTAGGGGGGCGCTATCTGGCTGGTAGGCTTCTCCGCTGAAGGGCGCTGGGATCGAGCTAGGCCCGATCCCAGGCCCCTCGCGTTGCTTATCTCCTGATCTCGCGGACCAGAAGAATCAGCGCAAGCACGAGGGCCGTCCAGTCCTCATGGGACATGGATTGACCTCCGTACTTCACCCGTCCGGGATTGGACGAGCCCTCGGAGCCTATTCGTCGTCGCGGCGCTCGTAGATTAGGGGCGTGCAGACCGTCGCGATCACGCATCTGCGGGCCGGGACGATCACCGCCCGGGAGAGGCGCTATCTGCTGTTCGCGTGCTCGGTGAAGTACTACAACCTGCTGCGCGTCGCGACCGTGAGCGGCTGATGGACACCGCGATCGTTTTCGAGCGTGGCGACAAGGTCTACCTCGTCGGGCCGGTCGCGCCGATCGAACCCAAGCCGAACGAGCTCGAGGAGTTCGCGTTCGCCGACGTGATCCGCGACGAGGCGCCCAGCGAGCTGCTGCTGTGGCTCCGCGGCCAGTACGTCGAGGCCGACCTCCCCAACCTCAACGGGCAGATCTGGTCGAGCGAGGAGCTTGCGATCAAGAGCCTCAGCCCGAAGCTGATGCCGGTATCGGTGATGCACAACCCGACGCAGACGGTCGGGCTGATCGCCGACACGCGGCTGCTAACCCCCGACGTAAATCAGGTGCCACGGTCGCGGATCGACACCGCGTTGGCGGTCTGGAAGCACCGTTATCCCGACGTGTGCGAGGAGGCGGTCTACAACTACCGGCAGGGCACGCTGATGCAGTCAATGGAATGCCTGCCGAGCTGGTATGAGTGCGTGGAGTGCGGCAAGGCGTTCCCGAAACTGCCGCACGGCGCGGAGGCCGCAAACTGGTGCTCGCATCTGAAAGCCGGTGCGATCGAAACGGCTGCTGCAATAACGCGCGCCCCTCGTAGATTAGGGGACGTCACGTTCACCGGCACCGGGCTCATCTTCGGGAGCCGGGGTGCTACGGGAGCGTTCGAGAAGGCACATCTGGACACGCTCGCCGAGGAAGTCGCCGAGTTCCACGGGCGGGCGCAGACCGAGAAGCCAACGAGGAGAAAGCGCCGCATGGAAACGATCGAGATTCCCCGCAACGAGTACGACGAGCTGAAGTCCGCGGCGGCCAAGAACGGCGAGCTGACGCAGCGGATCACCGGGCTCGAGGAGGCGGCGGCGAAGGTGCCCGACCTGGAGAAGCAGGTCGACGAGCTGGAGATCGGCAAGAAGAAGGCCGAGGACGATCTCGCCAGCGAGCGGACCACACGCGAGGGCCTCGAGGAGCAGGCGCGCGCGCGGACGCTCTCCTCCGAGCGGCTTTCAAAGCTCGGCGACCCGTTCAAGGCCAAGCTGCCCGACAGCGTCAAGACCAGGCTCGAGGAGCAGGCCAAGACGATGTCCGACGAGGACTGGACCGACCGGCTCGAGGAGCTCGCCGCGATGACCGGCGTCAAGCCCGACGAGCAGAGCGAAGGCGGCCAGGGCTCCGGCAACGGCGGCTCAGACGCCGGCACGTTCACCAGAGAGGAAACCGCCAGAGCGAACCTCGGCGGCGGCAACGGCAGCGGCGCGCAGGAGCCGTCGCGTGTCGCGGTCAGCACCGTCCTCGGCGGCCTGTTCGAGCAGACCCGTCCACAACGTCGCGAGCCGGCGCAGAAGTAGTCCGGCCAGAGGGAGAACTGACCCATGCCCAACACGTTCGGCTCCTTCCAGCTAACCACCGTCGCGGCCCTGCCGAACGTCACCGTGGCGTTCCCGGGCGAGCACTGGTCAGACGGCAAGGCCGGCTCGGCGATCGTTCCCGGCCAGCTGGTGATCCCGTCCGCGTCGGCGATCGTGGCGAGCATGCACCAGCTCACCACCCTGCGGACGTGGGTCGTCGCTCCCTCGGGCGCGCTGGACCCGCGGGCGGCCATTGCGCTGCGCACGGTGCAGATCCCCGACACCAACCCCGGGAACATCTACAACGAGCAGCTGACCCCGAACCAGATCATGAACCGCGTGATTCCAATCGGCGAGTACGTTCACGCGTACCGGTCGGGATCGTTCCACCTGACGCTCATCAAGCCCGACGCGACCTACCAGCCGGGCGACCTGCTGGGGTGGGATCCCGCCCAGGCCGCGTTGACCGGCAAGCCGGCCGGGTCGGGCGCGTGGGTCAAGACGGGAACGGCAGCCAACGCGCTGATGGAGGTCGAGGAATGGCGTCCGCTCACGTCCGATGCCACCCAAGGTGTCCTGACAGCCAGAACCCTGCGCGTGCAGGAATAGGAGGCAACTGATGGATCCACATGCTTTCGCGCTCCTGCAGCGAGTTCAGGCCGAGCCCGACGCGACCCGTCGCGCCGAGCTGATGGAGGAGTCCGCGACCGAGCTCGGCGCGCACTTCCTGCGCCACCACGCCGACCTCGAGGAGCTCGCGTGGGACATGTACAACGTGACCTGGCGCGACGTGCAGGGCGGCTACTGGTCGACGCCGGGCGCGGAGGACATCGTCCAGACGCTGATCGAGGTCAAGACGGTCGGCAAGGGCGACACCGACTTCATCGAGGAGGACGTCCGCGGGATGCGCGCGTACTTCCAGGGCAAGGGCGGTCAGATCCGCTCTGACATCCAGCGCGCCGAGCGGCTGACGATGCCGCGCGAGGAGCTGGTCACGGCGATCGACCTGCACGCCGACGAGATCGAACTGAACTTCTGGGGGACGCTCGCGTCGCTGCAATCCCAGGCGGCCGAGAAGGTCCGCTCAGCCCCGGCGCAGCGGCTGATCGACCTGATCATCACCGCGGTCGCGTCCGGCAGCACGTTTCTGACGGCGGCCGCGGCAACGCTCGCCGACACGCAGCTTGACCCGGTGCTCGACGCCGTCGCGACGAGGTCCGGCGGGATGGCCTCGATCTTCGGGACGCTGTCGGCGGTCCGCAAGCTCGCGAACGTCGGGCTGGACTTCGGCCCGGGGATGCAGGAGCGGATCTTCCAGTCCGGCACGATCGCGACCTACAAGGGCTACCCGGTGGTGCAGCTCGGCCAGTGGGAGGACTTCGAGGGCCGCAACGTCATGCCCGACTCGGAGCTGTACATCATCGGCAAGAACGCGGGCCGGCTGACGTGGTACGGCGGGCAGGCCAAGAGCCAGGTGCTGCAGCTGCCGTCGTTCTACAAGCGCTTCGAGACGGCGCGCGACGTCGGCATGAGCGTCTACGGCGCGGCTAAGGGCCGTGTCGGGCGTGTCGTCCTGACCTGACGCAACCGCCGACCGCCGATGGTGACGCCCTGATGGGCACCCAGGGCCACGAGGCCGAGGTCTGGGAGCAGATCGCCGCCGACGGTGAGGACATCGGTCACGACGTCGTGATCCGCTGGTTCCGAAACAGCGAGAGCGACAAGGCGGGCGTGCTGCTCTACCACCGCCACGCCGACGGGTCGGTGTGCGGCGGCTCGGTGATGTTCGACGTGCCCGGCAACCCGACCAACCGCCCGCGCTGGCAGGTGTCAAGCTGGGACCCGCTGACACTCTCGCCGAGCATCACCGACAAGACATGCTCCGAGGGACTGCATGGGCACATCATCGACGGCCGCTGGGTGCCCTGCTAGCCGCGGGGCGTGTCCGATCTGCGGCAAGCGACTGCTAGCCGCGTGCTGGACCGTCTGCTGCCTGGGTCCGAGAATTCGACGGTCAGGCTCGTAGATTAGAGCCAGGCAAAGCGACGATCTGGAGGCTGGCATGGAGCAGCGCGACGAGTTCGCAAACCGCACGCAGGGGTGGGTTGGCGTAATCAAGCTCAACCGCAAGGGAGACGAGCAGCCGACTGTCGTCGAGCCCCTCGGGCGGGTGTTTTTGACCGCCGAGGAGCAGGAGCTGACCGAGCAGGCGCACCGCCGGCGCGAGGATTCGCCGTTCGTGGAGCGGACGATCACGCATTTCGACCCGCTGACGCACGATCCCGTCGACACGTTCGTCGCGCCGCTGCTCGAGCGGATTGAGCCCAAGCGGCCGCGGCGTAAGCGTGCGACTGCAGCCGCCAAGTAGGCGATGAACGGGCTGACCGACATTCGCGTGCTGGTCCCGCAGGTTCAGCGCGCCGTCGAAGGTGTCGTGCGGGCCACCTGGACGCTGACCGTCGACGAGGTCAAGGATCTCGTCGCCGACGCCGCCGCGGACGTGGTGCTGTACACAGGCTCGTTGTTCGGCGCGCAGCTGGTCGTCACGCACGTCGACGACGTCACGCAGGCGCCCGACGAGTACGCGACGTCGGCGGCGCTGCCGCCCGAGCAGGCGGCGGTGGTCGCCGCGCAGGCGGCGTTGAGCTACTTCTTCTACCGGTTCTCGGGCTCGAAGATGTCCGAGCGGATCGCCGACGAGGCGTCGGAGTGGGAGTACACGCTGTCGCCGAGCCTGCTTGCCGGGCAGCTGCGGCTGTTGCAGGAGGAGCGCGACCGGGCGCTGAACTCGATCCCGCCGCCGATCGGCGGAAACGACATCTACGTGTCGTTTCTGGCGCAGCGCGACCAGCTGACGTCCCGGCTCGTTGAGCCGTGGGTGTACGGCCATCCGGAGGGCTACGGGATCAACGCGGGCGGGCTGGAGGGCGACTTTCGGTTCGACGCGCTCCCGACCGGCGGCGGCGACTGGTCCGGGGTGCCGTAAATGCCCGCGACGTTCCCGCCCGAGGCAACCGCGATCGGGCCGTCCGGACCGATCGGACCGGCGGGGCCAGCGGGACCGTCCGGGCCAGTCGGCGGCCCGGGCCCTCGCCGCCAGCTGTTCACCGACGACTACTACCCCGAGGTGGACGTCGAGGGCGCGCAGCTCGGCGACCTGTTCCTCTGCACGCAGGACGGGTCGATGTGGGAGCTCGTGTCGATCGACCTGGACGGCACC